TGACTGGAGTTATGAAATAGCCAAGCCACTGAGTGTCTTCTTTCCTGAAGTAGAAGAGTTTGATTTCTCATTGAGTGGCGACGATATGGAATTATCACAGGAGAATATGCTCTTTGAAGAGTTCATAGAGGGATTGCTTAACGGTGCTCGATACACATTTATCCCTAACGATTATATGCTGGAGAGATATAGGACATACTATGGGAGAGCAAACGCAAGCAAGAGCGAGATGACAAGGCGAATAAGAAATATGAGCAAGACGGTAGCAGACAAATACCAGATAGAGGCAGGTAAAAAACTGTCGAACGCGGCAACACGAGGAGTAGAGATTACCGAAATATAAGTGGTTGAAGTGGTTGCCGGGGAGCACTTGTGGTTGGAAGTGGTTGGTCTTATCTCTATACCCAGTATGGAGATAAGCCTCCCCCAACCATAAAACCAATTATTTTTTTTATATTAGATTTAATAGATAGTATAGGTATATAGTAAGGGAGAACACCCCTAACAAGTGGTAGTGTGGTTGGTCTATACCGGGTATAGAATTATGTCGCTTTTTTCAACCACACAACCAAGTATTTTGATGATTAAAGGAGCATAATGACAAAAAAAGAGTTTAGACAAACAAAAGAGTGGAAAGTCTTTAGCCGCAACTTGAGGAACAAACACGGTGGCAAATGTGAATTGTGTTATAGCAAAAGCAATGTAGGTGTCCATCACCTCAATGAACAAGATTATGAGAACATAAGCAATGAAGATGACTTTTCTGTTGTCTGTTTCACCTGCCATAAGCGGCTACATAACCTGGCATCAAGCAAACGCATAGTATTAGAAGATTATTTGGACAAGATTAGACAAATCATTACTAAAATGAAGGGGTATAAATGAACGCAATTGAGCATCTGAGACAACTGTTTGTGCTCTTCCGCACAACAATGACACTGATTGACTGTGAGGCGGCACAACAACATTTGAATGCTTTGAGCAAGATAATACAGGACATAAAACAATCTAACCATAGAAAAGAACTGCCAAGGATGAGCGTCTATGCAATTGATGACGATATAGAGTTCGATGGCGCTGTTGAGTGTGCTAAACACTATGGGGTGACGGTGGAAACTATCTATAATATGATAAGATTAGAGAAGAGGCTATATAATGGGACAGGCACACACCTTAGGAAAGGAGGGAGAGATGATAGCATATAGAGATTTCATTACATCTGTATATCTGCAAATAAAAGTGTTTGGCACCTGGCATACACTTTGGAGTTGCCATAAGTGAGAGCGGAATGGCAATCCGCTTGCCTGACTGCACAAGCCGCTGGTGATTTAGGGGCACTGTATAAGGCAGTGCTCCCTGTTGCCAAGACACAGGTTCAACAATATGCCCGTAAATTAGGCAAGAACTTTGACCTTGATGGTTGTGCCCACGATGCAGCAACTTTGTTCATTGAAGAGAACTACCTGTGCAAGAAAAGTATTATTAGGTATTTTTATCCAATGGTCCTGTTTGAGGTGCAGACAATCCTGTTTGGCAGAAAGAGGGGCAGGCATAGCAAAAACAGGATATATGAACAACAGACATACGACATAAGTGAGGAACAATTCAACTCACTCACTGACATACCTATTGGGGCTGAAGCGGCTGATGAGAGAGATTATTTCCTTGACATATTGACATCACACTGGAAAAGCCAAGCGATAATCTATTTGTTATACAAGGAAAAGTATTATGCAAATGCAATCAAGAAAATTGCCATCATAACTGGCAGACCTTATTGCTACCAGTATGCAGTGCAACTCTTTAGTATCTGGAGAAGGACAAAATGAAAATAGATAAACAAGCCAAGATGTTATTAGAGGGCAAGAATTGTGACAATTGTGCTAAATATAACTGTGATCATAAGGGTGATGTTTGTGAAGAGTGGGCAGGTTATTCTTTTTTTGAGGCTTTGGCTGAGGCAGCAGTAGCCAATATGCAGAACATCGCATCAATAAAAAAAAGGCAGCGAATATGAAAGAAGTATTATCAGTTAAAATTGACACTAAAATAAAAAAACAATTCAATGAGATAATCAAGAAATATGGGCTCAACAAGGCAGTAGTATTGCAAGCCCTTATATTAGAGTTCATCCAAGCGGAAAAGGAGATTTAATGCTAAGCAAACGAAAACAACTTGAGTTGAATATAATAAACAACCTGGAGAAACCTGAATTAGAAGAGGCACTTGGTATTGCGTGGCAATCAGGTCTCTTCACCTATGATGAAATGAAGGTAATTGTAGAGGGTAGTGAGGTGTATAAACAATCACCTGACAAAAGCAAAAAGACAGAGGCATACAACAACTTGGCTAAAAAGATTGGAGCAATCACGGCACTTGTCCTGCTCAATTTGATACAACAAGCAAATATGGACATAGATTTCTTTTATGTAGCCAAGGGTTCAATCCTCAAGAATTGCAGAGTGAATGCCTCTCAACTTGCAATAATCATTACAGATTTAGTATCATATAATCTTATTGAGAAGAGGATTAACCGTGGGCTGTGGGTCAAGATAAACTGGCATAAGTTAAGTGCTGCATAATTCAGCACTGCTATGGTATACTATAAAGATGAGTGACTAACAGCGCTAAAAAGGAGAATATGCCAAGCACAAAAGGTTTGACCCCCGCTAAACCGGGTCAATGTATAAATCCCAATGGAAGACCAAAGGGTGCATCTCTTAAAACCCAAGTTCAAAACGTTTTTATCGAGATGATGTCTGACCCTATCAAAAAGAATGGAAAGACACAGCCATTCCTCACTGCATATAAACAAGAGTTCGTCAAGCAGGCGATGAGTGGTGGATGGTCGGCAAAAATACTGGCTGAACGATTGTTCAATGACAACATCTTGGACCAGATTGATGCATCACTGAACAGGGATATAAGACAAAATATAGATTTCCAGAAATGGAGAGTGTATAACAAAGCACACGATAAACAGCAAGATGTATTGAATAGCAAAAGCAAGCGGATTGCTGTAATGGCAGGAAGGCGTGCTGGAAAAACTGAAGCACTAATCTTGAAGACACTGCAAACAGTTGTTGAGGATTACAAGAATGTATTAGTCATATCACTGACAAGTGAGACCTGTCTCAAACTGTATTGGAAACCCCTGATAGATGGGCTTGAAAATCTGGGATGGGATGTGAGCAGCGCTAACAGGTTAGAAGGCACAATCACACTTGGCAATGGCTCAACAATAAGTTTGAAAGGCAACAACAGTGTGACTGACAGAGAAAAGTTCAGAGGCAGTCAATGGGATGTTGTGATAATTGATGAAGCACAATCTCAGACAGCACTCCCTTATCTCATCAATGATGTAATAGAACCTACATTGCTTGACAGAGCAGGTCAGTTGTTGATTGCAGGAACAGGACCTCGTGTTGCTGGCACCTATTGGGAAGTATTATGGAATGATGGCAAGTATACAAAATATAACTGGAACATCAGCCACAACCCCTTTATCCCTGACTATCTCAATATATTAGAGTGGATAAAGAAAGAAAAGGGTCTCACCAATGAAAGCCCATTGTTCCAGCGTGAGTATCTTGGGATGTGTGTGTATGATGTTGATGCTCAGGTATGGAGGCTCAAGGATGACAATTATTATACCGATGAAGAGTTCAGTGACTGGGTTGCACGCCAACCTGTGAGTGATATAAAGTTCACTGCTGGTCTTGACTATGGTTATGCCGACAGTGATGCCTTTGTCATAGTATGCTACAGTGATTCTTCACCTGAAAAGTTCATCATCAGTGAATACAAAGCAAGCCGCACTGGTGTCACTGAACTATACCAAGCAATTCAATCAAGGATTGACCAAGTCAAATCAAACCCTCTCTTCAGCAGAAGTGTAATAATGCGCCAAGGTCCCTGGAGTGAGACAACACCTGACATAGACAAGAACTTTTATATCTTCTGTGATACCAATGAACAGAAAATCAGCCAAGAGTTTCGCACCCAATACAATCTGCCAACAGTCAATGCTTACAAATATGATAAAGATTTAGCCATTGAATTGTTGCAAGAGGAAATCAAGACAGGGCATTTGAAGATGAAGAAGGGAAGTGCGTTTGACGATGAGTGCTTGAAGACAGTATGGAGCAGGGATGAGGCTGACAATCTGGTGAGAAAGATAGATGACAAGGAGTATCACCCAGATGTTGCAGATGCTTTGATATATTCATTGCGATGGATATGGAAGTATGCGCAACAACCATTGATATAAAAGGAGCAGATATGTTTGAGAAACTAAAGAAGAGAGTGCGAGCATATAAAGTAATTGTGGCACAAATCAAAGAGCAAGAAGACAAGCAAGCACAATATGATGCCCTTGTTGGTGAGCACTTGAGTTATCCAATCATCAAGGATTTATTTCAGACCGCTCAAGCAGGTCTGATTATGACAATACATTTCAAAGATGGAAGCAAGGTTGTAGTAGAGAAAGATGTGCGATTGCCTGATGCACCTGATGCCTCTTTGTTTTAAGGAGCAGATATGAAAATACAAGATGTGTTGGGGGATTTGAATGGTCTAAGGACTAATCTCTCAAGCAGAGAAACAAAGTATAGACGCAACTTCAACCGTTATGCCAACAACGGAAGAAGGACAGAGGATGTGACAAACCCTTATGGACAACCCCTGTCATTCAATCTATATGGACAAGAGATAACAGGTGTGATGCCAATCATCAACATCATAAAGAGCAGCATAGACACCAAGATGTCTAAACTAAGCCAGTCAAAAGTAAGACCATTCTTCAATTCAGTGAATGGGACATTCAAGACACGCAAGGTCTGCCGCAATGCCCAAGTTTATTTTGATGAGTTCTACAATGAGAAAGACATTTATGCCAAGAGTATTGATGCAGCAAGAGATGCCGCCATATTTGAAGTTGGACACCTATGGGTAAGAGATGACAAGAAAGATGTAGTGAGGTTGAGACCTTGGGAATACTTTTATGACAGGGCAGAATACCAGAATGGCGAGTTGTCAAGATGTGCCGTTGTGATAAAAAACTATCCACTCATCTATTTTACTGACCTATTAGAGAAACTCCCATCTTACATCAAGTTGTTAGAGGACAACTTTTCTACCAAGGTCACATACGCCGTCTATTATGATTTGAGAGGCAAGAAGAGATATGATTTCATTGATGACAATCTTATTGCCGAAGTTGACATAGAGAGTTCATTCTCTCCTGTTGCCACATTCTATAACTCAACCCCAGTCAAGGGTGCATACTCAACATCAATGGTTGATGACATCTATTCACTGCAGACCGAAATAGATTTGTTGAACAACCGTATCCACCAAGCAGTCGTCCTCAATCCTGCCAACACAATCTTTGTGCCAGATGGGACAGACATCAAAGCATCAATGATTACTAACGAGGTAGGGAATATATTCACATACAAGGCAATGGGTGGTCTTCCTGTTATTGTATCAACACCGGCACCAATCTCTGACCAATACCTCCAACTCCTCAAGTATTATGAGGAGAAAGCATATAACATCTTGGGTATCTCCCAACTCAGTGCTCAATCTAAAAAGCCAACTGGCATCAGCAGTGGTGTTGCATTAGATACATTAGAGGATGTAGAGAGTGAGAGGCACAACACATCACTCCAATCCTATATCCGTTTCCTGATGGATGTTGCCAGGATTTGCATTGATGTTTTCCCTGCTAATGAACCTATATTGCCTAACAAAATTGGGACAGCAACAATAACTTGGGGTCAGATAAAGAAAGAGAAAGCAAACTTCAGTATGCAATTTGGTGCGGCATCAGCACTCAGCAAAGACCCAAAGACAAAGATGGAGCAGATTGAAAAGATGAAGAGTATGGGACTTATCAAAGATGAAGCAGTGCTATCCTCACTGATGGACATCCCTGACCTTGAGAGAGCATACTCAGTTGAGACAGCATCACTTGATGTTTGTGAGCGTATCATAGAGAGAGCAGTTGAAGACAATATATTTGATTTCTATGAGACAGTCAATCTCAATCAATTGTATAATCTGGTGGTATACTATATCAATAGATTAGATGCAAACGATGAGGACATAGAAATCATTACCAAGTTGGTCAAGTTATTGACAGTTGTGAATGGGACCATAGATGAGGTCGCACCACAACAGCCAGTAGCACCCCCAATTGTGTAATGTATACTATAATAAGGAGACCAATATGGATTTAAGTGTATTATCACCAGAAGAAGTTGCTGAACTCAAAAGTGCTTTAGAGCAATATGACACTGTTGCTGCTCAGCCAGAGCCAATGGCTCAGCCAGAGCACGCAGATATGGATGATGACCGACAATTTGTTGAGCCAATTGTCCAAGCATTAGAGTTGCTTGCAACAGCAAATGAAGAGATGTCTCAGAAGATTACCCTGCTTGAGAAGATTGTAATGGATGACATTATTGGTGGAGTGAGAGAGATGTATGATGGTCATATCAAGACCAGCAAGATAGGAGAATTGAAGAACAAGTATGCAAATGTGTTTGACCCATTGGAACCTGCTTGGAAAGGAGAGGGAGGAGATGGGGACATATATGATAAACTCTTCAATGTCATTGAAGAGATGAAAGGCAATGAAGGGTTTGACGAAGCAGGTGAGGTCAACAAGATGGCTGATGAACTGAAGGGTAAGATACCCAAGGTTGAATCACCAGAGCCAGAAGGTCTTACCGCAGTATTTGCTAAAATCAAATCACAGAAAGACAAGTCCAAAGGGCTTGATTTATTCTAAAAGGAGAAAGTTATGGGAGTTACAGAAGACAGTGCCCTAATGGGTATTTTTAAGACCTGGTATACGGATAGCGAAATCGAAAGTCTGTTATTCAGAAACAGTCCAAGCGCAAAGAAGTTCAAGAAAACCAGGATAGGTGGCAAGGAATACAAGTTCCCCGCTCTCTATGGTCGTGGTGGTGCTTGCGCTGGTTCTATGATTGTAGCCGCTGCTAATGCCGCATTAGGCAGTGCAAAGGTTGCAGAGTTCGCAGTGACACCTGGACAAATGTTCAGCGTGTTCAACATCACACAGCAAGAGATACTTGCATCACAAAACATCCGTGGTGCCTATGTTCCTATGGCTGTCGTGAAAATGTATAGTGCTACAGATGCATTCAGAAAAGTATTCGCATCGGCATTGTTCGCTACTGGTTTTGGTGAGATTGGACACGCTCCCTCATACACAACCGCAGCTGGTCCTGGTGAAGTAGTTGATTTTGTGGACAAGTCATTGGTAGTCAAGATGGACATTGGAACTGTATTCAGAATTACCAATGGTTCAACACCAGCAAGTGCATTGCGCACTTCAGTGAATACTGTCACTGCAATCAATGGAACAGTAGTTACTTTCACATCAACAGCAATTGAGACCTGGAATGTTGCTGGAACTGATTGGGTAGAGTTTGATGGTTGCCGCAATGGCTCATCTCCACTTTTGCCTGTTGGTCTTGCTGCTTGGCTTCCAACAATCGCCGGAAGAACTGGTGGAACCTGGGATAGTTATATTGCAACATCATTTATGGGTGTTGACCGTTCAGTAGCACCTGACCGCCTTGCTGGCAATTATGTTGTCAGAAATGTTGGTGGCAATGAGAAATACTCTGATACTATCGTCAGAGCAATCGAGGCTGTTCGCACAGCAGGAGGTGATCCTAAACTTATCATAGTCAATTCACTTGATATGGTCCATATCAATGGTGAGATTGCTGCATCAATGAACTACTTCAGCCAGACAAACACTGGTTCTGCTGCAAAGAGCAAGAATGAGTTCAGCCGTGGTTTTGCTGATATGAGTTTTGGTTTCAATACTTCTTGGCTTGACAATGTCCTTGAAGACCCATTCTGCCCACGCTACACTTCTTATATCCTTGATGAGGATATGATTGAGTTTGCTTGCCTCACCAATGTTGATACTCCAATGAGTGATGGTATTGCCGACCAAGCACCTGGCATCCAGAATGTCAATGGTGTGTCTGCTCCTGAAATGCAATACAAGTTCATCTTGGACGATTACATCAGCGAACAACCTGGTGCTAACACTGAGAACGGACCTGCTATGCAAGTTTCTCTCAATATGTATGGCAACTGGGTAGTTCGTGCACCAGCCAAATGTGCCGTAATAAACTTCGTTAGTTAAACAAGTTGCATAAAGCATAACTTGAAGGATAGATTGCTAATAGCAATCTATCCTTTTTTTGCGCAAGAAATCTGACATAGGTATACCCCTGTTTTTGCTGTATACTATATCTCCAAGGAGAACTAATTATGACAGCATCAGCCCTTATAGAGCAAGCACGAAGTCTTGCTGATTTGCAAAATAGCAAAGCTATTACATATGACGATGAAAAAAACAGTATCAATACTGCATACAGATTGATATACAACAAGATAAGTGAGAGTGATGATGATTACTACCTAAAGACATTCACATATCCATCAATCACCCAATACGCTATCTCAATGCCCTACAATTATATGATACCTCTTCCTGTTGATTTCTATAAACTCAGGTCAGTATCATACAACATCAACGGCAAATGGACACCAATGGGCAAGATGCCATTGAATGTGAGAAACCAGGAGACATCAATCCCATATTACAGGTTGCAAAACAACAACCTATGGGTCATATCAAATGAGGGTGGTGCAATTGACATCTCATATTACCCACCACCTGCAACAATAACCCTGCCTGATTACAGCACCACTTTTGATGGGTGGTTGTCTATAACTGAAGACATCTATCTGCATAATACAATCAGCGACGCAAACCATCTCTATACAGCAACAGGAAGTGTCATCACTGAAAAAGTGTATAATAAATCACTGCTTACTACAATCTATAGCGGTGTTGACAACATCTCATACCCACTCTATTACAAAGGTCTTCTCTTCTTTATTGAAGGGGTTGGGATTAAATACAAAGATGTCAATAGCCTCTTCACTGGAACTGCTGTTGCACTTGCTGCAAACCAGCCATTCAGTATTGAGAATGATTATATTTATTATAGTGATGGGACAGACCAGAGGAGAGCACAATTCCTTGGCACCAGTGACAACTTGGTGTTAGCAGGGCACCCAACACGCATATGTGTGTCTGTTGCAAATGACAGGTATGTTGAAGATGGGAAACTTTATGTCAATGATGTAATTGTTGATGATGCAACATATTGCAACAACGCTGGCTTTTACAATAAAGGTGATGATGTGTTCTATGACTTGGTGTTATACAAAGCCAATACAGCAGTTGGCAGTTGGTGGAATGAAAGAATGTTGGCAACAGACAAGTTAGACAATACTATCAAGACATACTCAACAGTTGTTGACACAGAGTTTGATTATCCCACAACAGTATTGTTTGAGATACTTTCCTACCAAGCCGCAAGTGATTTCAAGAGAAAGTATGACACAGCGTCCCCTGAACTGGATGCCAAGTTAGGTCAGTTATGGGACAGTTGGCTCAACTCAACAATAAAGCGTGATGTCTACAAGACAGAGAGGATACAGAATGTCTATCCAACTGGGTGGGAGTATTAAATGAATAAATCAACCAAGAACAAAGCAGAGATAAATGTCAAGACATCGATCAACACCGATGTCATTGAGCAGAACATATACACATATGGAGATGCTGGTGCTCCTCTTCTCACCAACACTGGTATTGAGCGTGATGGTGGTGTCACTAACATCAGAAAGACAGAGACACCTCTATTGCAAGGCAGCAATATAATAACAGAAGATGCTTCAGTCATCAACTTTCTTGATGGCATTGTCAAGGTTGATGGTCAGACAATTGGTGCTATCTCTCCCTATGGTGTAGAATTGCAGACTGAATTGTCAGGTTGGGATGATGTTGTCCTTACTGCAGACAATAAACTCCTTGGTGTCAATGTCACAACAACTGCACTAAAGATTGTTGAGATGACATTAGATGGTGTTGAGACAAGACAAAGGACAACTGCATTCTCTAATCTTGCTGCTGCTTACCAGTATTATACTTCCCTCTCATTCACTCGGTATGATGGCATCAAGTTTGATGATGTGTTAGAGTTCTGCCTTAGGTTGGGAACTGCAGTCATCATAATGAATGAGGGAACTCCAGACCAAGGGTTAGAGAAAATGAACTTGAGCACAGATGTGTTAGGCACATCTAATGTCACCGCTATGGCAGCATATGGACAATGGCTTCTTGTAGGCGGTGCTGGTGGTCGCATTGGTTCTTTTGATGGAAATGCCTGGAGAAACTACAATGGTAGTGGTGATGGTCTTGGTCCTAACAACAATGCTACTGTTGTTGGTGCAAGTGATATAACAAAGATGATTGAGCACCAAGGTGTGCTTGTTGTATTTGGAAAAGCAGGAAGGATAGGTTGCCTCTCAGGTCTCAACTGGATACCATATACAACTGCAGGAACAGGATTATGGAACAACGCAACTGTAGTTGGCACTGATGACATTACAGCAATCAAAGTTGTAGACAATGCAATATACATCGGTGGAAGTGCAGGCAAATTAGGTTCCTGGACAGGGACGGCGTGGAATGTCTATACATCGGCGACAGGCGTAGCAAACAATGCTACACTCCTTGGTGCCGTTGCCATAAATGCAATAGAGATAGTTGACCAACAAGTGATGGTGTTTGGTGGTTCAGGAAGAGTTGGAGCAATGCTCCCTAACTTCAAAATATGGACAAGTTACAATACCCAATTTACTGGTCATTACTTTAGTAATTATGTTGAAGATTTTTATACATTCAATGATACTGGTTTAGCAATCATTGGTGAAGGTGGAAGTGATTCAAGTTCAGCAACTGGTAGAATAGCAACATCCTCTAATGGTAAAGATTGGACCTCACTTATTCCAGCTGGAATGACTGGTCAAGCATCATATGTTGGTTATGCAGGTGGAAGGTGGTTTGTCAAAGGCAGCACCGCTGGTCATTTCTCTTCCTCTATTGATGGCATCAACTGGATTGACAATACTGCAACTGGTTTTACAGGTTCTGTAAACACACTCTACGCGGGTGTGCCAGCAGTGTATTACAATGATGGTCAATACATATTGCAAGTCTCAACTCTCAAAAAGTTCTTGACAAGCAGTGATGGTATAAACTGGACATTGAGAGAGATAGCAGATTTCTCTTCATCTGTCAAAGTATGGGGTCATTATTTTGGCAAATGGTGGATCACTGACAATAAAGCAGGCAAGATTGCCTCCTCCTCTGATCTTGTGAATTGGACTGTGCAGATAATACCAGGAGTTGGAACCGGTATGATGAACTTTCTTGGCTATCATTTTGGTGTAATGCTTGCAAACGATGGAACAACATCAACTATATGCAAATTGATTGCAACAACAGATGGAGTGAGTTGGAATGTGCAGACAATAGCAGGCGCATCCGCTGGTGCAACTTCTGCTTTGGCAACATTTGATGCTTATATTACAAGTGGAGAATACAGTTCATTCTATAATAATGTATGGGTATTCCATTTGAGAACATCCGCAGGTCAATTGATACATTCAACTAACGGATTGAATTGGACATTAGTGACATTAGGAACAGGCTTAGCCTCTCATCGCTCAGTATGCACCAAAAATGGGTTATGGTTTGCATTGTCTAACTCCTATAATGTATGCGCACGCTCAACTGATGGAATAAATTGGACTGCTACTTCAATGCCATTTATTTATGGCACAGCAGAAGGTGATTTTGATGCATATGAAGATGGGATAATAGTAGTAGATGAAACTGGTTATGTCTCAGGAAGGACAAGCAACCGCATATGTTGGTCCAAGGATGGTGGTGCAACTTGGGAATATAGGGCATTCGCTTACCCTGCGGGCGGCGGAGGTTGTGATTTTGCAGGATACTTGAAAGGTTGTTTTATGTTTACTTGGAACTTTTCAATGTCTCCCCCTACAGTTCAAAAATATAGTTATACCATTGATGGTTTTGCCAGTTGGGTAGATATAAATGTGCCAGCCGGTGGAGGTGTTGCAGGCAAATCAGCCTTAATTTACAAGCTTAGCCCTAACCTAATGGGAATGACTTCAAGTTATTCTCCAACTCAAGTATGGACATCACCTGATGGTGTCACTTGGACAGCACATACCTCAGGTTTTGGTGGAACTTTTAGTAGAGGATTACTCAATGAGAATCGAAGAGGCACAGTAACTGCATCTACTCAATCAATCAATTGTTATATGAATGGTTATATTACATTTTATGAATATGGTGTTTCCTCTCCTAAAATATGGACAGCACCAGAAAGTGCATATGATGTGTATGCCTACAACTCAACAATGAAGAACGCTCTCGTCTCTAATGGCGGTGTGATTGGAAGTGAGAACATCAATACAACATTAGATATAGGTGATGACATATTAGTAGGAGGTAATGCGGGTCGCATTGGTTCTTTTCGTAAGAGCACTCTTGCTTGGACTGCTTACAATGGCACTGGTGTTTGTGATAATGCTACTCTTATAGGGAGTTCGAACATCTACCAGATGAAGATGTTTGATGGATATGTTGTTGTTGCAGGAGGGACAGGTCGTATCGGCTCTTGGAAAGATAGTGTCAAATATGTTTATAGTGGGACTGAAGCCATACACGCAGACACTCAAGCAGTAGGAACTGCTGACATATTTGCATTGCTTGACTATACAGACAGGTTGTATGTTGGTGCTGCTAACAGTATCATCACTACTATGAACTTGGATTACACCTGGGCACAATTCTGGACATATGGCAGTGAAGCAAAAGCCAACTTGTTAGAAGGGTTCAATTCATTCAATTATGTGTATTGCTTTAGATACACAAATGGTCGCTATCTCATCAACTTAGTTGGCAACACAAACAACATAAGTTATGACATTGACAAAGTTGCCAAGACATATTATACAATGAGAGCAAGGTATTGCATACCTCAGACATCAGGTGGGCAGACAAGGCACATCATAACTGGAACTCCTCAATACTTTGCTGACAGGATTGAAAGCATAGGTTTGCACGGTTATACTGATTTTATCACCTACAGCCCAACAGCAGTATACCCTATTGCCGCAATTGCATCTATTGCATCAGTTGGTGCTACCAATGTTGGTTGGGGTTGCACAGACCACACCTATACAATAGGAAGTGCTATCTACAATTGGAGCCCATTGTATAGAGCAACAATGAATGCTCTCTACCAGGTCAATCAGTCAAACACTGATGTTGCAATCAATGCCTATGGCAAACTGAACAACAACTTCAATATGTCCCCAACGAAACCATTTGAGTTCCGTATTGGGTGGATAAATGGGACACAGTCATTCTTGAGTGTTGCAAGGATTGAAGGAGCATTTGATACTTTAGGGACAATGCTCACAGGTGTTGGTGAGTTTGATGATACATATACTCCACAACTTCAGAGTGATGACACTATCCTCTATAAATATGACAACAATCATATCATCAAAAAGATTGGTGTTGATTGCTCTGACAGGTTATACCAGATTGAGGCAAACATCTACAAGATAAACACTATCTCCCCATACAACATTGTTGACCTCACAAATAAGACACTTGCTATTGGAAGCAGTGATTACAATGGAAGGGTGTTATTGACCAATACAACAGCAACAGCAGTCACAGCAACTAAGATGGCAAATGTGTTTGAGAGGAAATACTCTTCATCAATAGATGTTGGTGATAAACTTCCCAGGATTACAGGATTGAGTTATGCAAACATTGAAGCAATAGGATACAAGATTGTAGATACTGGTCAGTTCAGCGACAGGTTCACTCTTGACACCTATATCAACGATGTCTATGCGTTCAGCACATTCGCAGATGGAAGTGAGTTTATTGACAGTGATAAATCAAATGTTGTCTATATCCAATCAACAGTATTGCCTGTCCCTATTGGTTCTCAATATGAGAATGACACAGCCAAGACACTGTCAAGCACATTGCTCCTCAACCCAATCTTTGATGGGTATCAGATAGGGAATGAGATTGAAGGTGATTATACACTCTTTGATTTGTATGGTGAAAGTTATACAACCGACAATAAGAACATCTATCTTGTCAAGCAGACAAATGGTGTTTATTCAGGGCTTGTCAAAGCCGCTGATAGCCTTGGTCTCAAATACATTGCTAAATCCCCATTGACATCTTATTTCTATTCATCATTCGACAACTCAATCTACACATTTGACGGAGGAAGAAGCGTGAATAAAATAAAGAGGCTGACAAACTTTTCACCATTTGTGAAAGGTGTGTATAGCACTCTTGACAATACATTGTTGCTTGAAAGTGAAGATGAGTTTGTATGGATGAGAGACAATGTCTGGACTGCTAATGACAAGACAAGCAATGAACAGGATGTCAAGTTTGCAAACACATCAGATGGTCTTGCAATATACAACAACAGTTATAGTTGGTCTTGGAATTACAATCAAGGTGATGTTGTCCCATTAGTGTGGAGGAGTTGCTTCCTTGGTGCTAACGAAAATGAGAAGAGTATACTCAGCGAATATGTGTATACTATATTCAATGAAGACAAAAAGAAGATGACAATCCAAGGTGCAATCTACTCTTTTGACGAGAGTGACAATTATCACAAAGAGGATATGAGGTGGGAGATTGATTCTCCCGATTACAGCACCGAGGGTTATTGCAAGTTGAGAGCAATTCCAGAAAAATATAGACCACTGGCTTCTTCACTTGAATTGACATTCAATGAGAAAGTTGTGTTGATTGAAGTAGTTGCACAATTCACTGACAGCAGCAATGCCAAGATAGAATCCAAGAAAACAAGATAAGGAGAGAACAATATGTCAGATTTTAGTTATGAAGGGATAGGAGACGGCTCAGGTGGTGGACAGACTGATACCAGCGGTTGGTCTGGATCAGATTATGGATATGGTGGAGGCAATGATAATTATACATCACCAAGTGAGACAGCCGGTGCAGGTGGTGGAGGAGATACTGGCATAGAAGCATATTCCCCACCAGAACCTGGTAATAGTGGTTATGATGGGGGTGGAAATGAGCAACCTGCTGCAGCACCAGCGCCAGCACCAGTAGCAGCAGAACCACCTGCACCAAAAGAAAAAACACAGCAGGAGTTAGATGCAGAGTTCTTTGCCCAAGGGTTGAAGGACAGCACTGGAGCCAATGCAACTGAAATGATGCAGAAAGGGTATGCCGCTGCTGAGGGAACTGCGGCTGCCGCTGCTGACACTGCATCAACAAGTGCAATAAGAAAAGCAATACAGGCAGCAAGAACAGCAGGAGTGAATAAAGGTCAATCTGCATTGTTAGGTGGTCAAGCAGCAGGTGATGTCTATACAAATACATTCCAAGGTCAGTTAGAAGCAGGTCAAAACCGCTATCAGACAGCAACAAATACATTTGCTGGCACTGATGCACAGAAAGCCGCAATGATACAACAAGCAAAACAATTAGAGTTAGATGCGCAACGCCTTGACCAGGAAGGTAAAACAGCAGAGGCAGAAGAGAAGAGGCAGAAGAGCAAGGATTTATGGAACATTATAGGTGGTATTGCTGGTGCAGCAATCAGCATATTCAGCGACATCAATTTGAAAGAGAATGTTGTTGAAGATAATTCTATTGATAAAATGTCCAAGCCAACATTAGACAGTATCTTGGGAAAGATTATGCCTATCAAGTTCAACTATAAAGATGGTGTAGCAGACAAGAAAACACATATTGGTGTCAGTGCTCAGGATTTAGAAAAGACACCTCTTGCCGGAGCAGTCATTGATACACCTGCTGGCAAGAAGATTGACACAGGTCAAGTTGAACTGGGCAACCTTGCTTTGATAATAGAACTTGCTTCTAAGGTCAAGGAATTGCAATCACAACTTGGAGGTATGAAATGACACCTAATCCTGAACTATACAACCTATTGATAAAGAACGGTGCTTCTGAGATTGAAGCATTCAGGATGAGTGGATATAGACCTGAGAAACCAGCCAAGGATAGTGCAAGCGCATCATATGAAGCAGCGGCAAAAGCAGCACTTGCACCTAAACCAACAGTTGCTCAAGCATCAGCAGCAGTCACACCACTACCATCTAAACCAGTTTCTGTTGCATCGGCAGCAACTACACCTAAAAAGGCACCAGTTGTTCCACCAACACCAGCACCTGAGACACTAATGTCATCTGCTCCTGTTGTCACTTCTGCTCCTGTTGTTCAACCAGCAATGGACAGTGCAAGCGCATCATATCAGGCAGCAGGAAAAGCAGCACTCCCTGATTCATTTGAAGCAAATGCCACTGCATTAGGTGACAGTGTTATGCAAGACCACCAAGGATTTGCATTGTATTTGAGGGATTTGGCAGACAAAGGGCAATTGAAAGACAGTTCTGGTAAACCCCTCCCAATGTATTCAAGAGAAAAGATTGCCTCTCTTGATTTGCCAACACTCCAAAAGTTAGTGTCTAACAACCCAACTTTTGCAAACCAATACTTTGGAAAACCAACAACTCCACCTGAAGAATTGAAAGGGACATCAAGGACAGAAGTTGGAAAAAGCGGTCAAGTAATAATACCACCAGTTGAACAAGTAGAGGTCAAACCAGTGGTGAAACAGGAACAGGCAGTGAAAGTTGCAACAGTCCAGTCATTAGAATCAAAAATAACAGAAGGGACAGCAACACCAAAAGAGGAAAAGACATTCAAAGATATGCTCAGAGATTTGAGCAAGAACTTTGGTATCAGTGCATTAGAGATACTCCAAGCAGGAGCATATGGATATACTGGCAACCAGAAAGAACTGGCATACGAGAAGAGAGAGGGTAGAGAGAAAGAGGAAAAGGATAGGTTGTATCAAGAAAAGATTGAGGCAGAAAAGAAAGCATATGAAGAAAAGGTCAATAAACAAGAAAGAGATTTCCAAGCAGAGCAAGCAAAAATAGAGAGAGATGCAAGAGCAGCAGAAGCAGAGTTGAACAGGATAGCACAGAAACAAATGCTTGGTCAGCAACTTACTGCTGATGAGAAAGTAGCATCAATACGGCTTGCAGCAGAGAAAGCAGCAAGGGCACAGACAGTGCAGTCATATGTAGGAGGATTGTAATGGACTATGTAGACAATAAACAATTTGACTGGCAGGACATTGGTGCTGGCGGTTATAGTGCTCTGAACTCTGCCTTGTTTGGTATTCCAGATGTGCTTGTGAAAGCAGCATCCTCGGACGCATATGAAAAATTACAGAAATTGAGAGGTGAGAACAAAGCCGCATCATTAGTAGGTGATGTAGCAGGTATGTTTGCACCAACTGGTGGATTGTTAGCCAAGGGTGTTGGAGCAGGATTGAAGGCAGGAGGAGCAGCACTCAAGGGTGGCAAGATTGCAAGCGGTTTGTTGCAAGCAGGAAAAGGGCTTGATACTGCCGCCGACATCATCAAGACCGGCAAAGGTGTAAGTGGTGTTGGTGGTGCAATTGCAAGAGGTGGTCTTGCGGCAGCAGAACAAACTATCCCAAGAGTATTGACTGGACAACAGGATTTAGAACAAGGTCTTGGCAATGTTGCATTAGGTGGAGCATTAGGAGCAGGAACTTATGCAGCAGGTCAGGGATTGAAACGCATACCAGAATTGATGAAAGAAGCAAGCAAGTGGGGCAATAAGACAATGCTCCAGAGAGCGGGAGTTGACAGTAGAGTTCTGAGACAACAAGGCAAATACCTTGGTGTAGATCCAGACAAAGCAGAAGATTTTGTCAAGAGGACAGCAGAAGAAGTAAGAGACAAGCAGTTGTATAGAGAGCCCAAACTTGATGCATACAGGAAAGTCATCAATGATGAGTGGAAACATATGGCGGGCTACTTTGATGCTGCTGATGTCAAAATGAGTGATTTGAAGAGCAAGATACTTGAAAACCCAAGTGCAAAAGATGCTGTCTCAAGATTGAATGTCAAACTCAGGAATGGAACAACAAGTGAGACAGGAGAAAAGTTATTACAGAAATATATTGACAGAGTTGACAACACAAGCAACTTTGCGTCAAAAAGAGAGTATCTCAATAAGGTATTGCTTGATGACAAGACATCTATTGAAGGCAAAGAAATTGCTGGTGCAATCAAGAAAGCATTAGAAGAGACAGCAGAAGAATTGTCAGGGATGGATATAAATGCTATGAAGAAAGCATATCCAATCAAGGCAGTATTAGAGAAAGCAGATTTCAAAAATGAATTGTCAACAACAGGAGCAGGCATCAAAAGAGGAAGTGATACAGCAGCAAAACTTGCTATATCAGGTTTAGGTGCAGGCGTAGGTGGAGCAAGTGCAATACCTGGAATTGTTGATGACCCTACTAATCCAGATAGTTGGAACAAAGCATTAATTGCAATAGGTTCAGGTGTTGGAGTTGGTCTTGCAAGCAAACAAATTGGAAATGCATTAGCCCAAGTTGCAATGCGCCTTGACCCTGATGACATAGCAAAAATGGCACAGAAAGTAGCAAGTGCTGTTGGCGTTGATGATGTGCAAAAGGTCATAAATGAGTTTGGTGTCAAAGCAAGTGGTATTGCTAATGCTGCATCGATAGTCCCCTCTAAACTGGCTGGTGCAAACAATGGTGAACAGCAAGCAGTTGAGGCAGAAGCAGTCGCAGAACCAGAAGTTGCTGAACAAGCAAAAGAAGAGGTCAATGACAAATATACTAATTATCTCAAAGGTGTTATGAAGGCAGATTGGACAAGACAGTTTGCTGACCAGATGAGTTATGAAGAGTTTGAGGAACAGGTTGCAGAACTGACTGACAACTTCAATCCTATGAAGACAGCAAACATCCTCTTCAAGGACGCCAAAGCAAGAGACAAATACTTGAAAGAATATGCTATTGCAATGAAGGTGAAAGAGACAGACATCAACTCAATCACTATGCCCAAAGCATTAGACAATCTTACTAACCCAAAATCTGCTGCAGAACAGAGAAAAACATATGCTGACTTTGTTGACAATGTTGCTGCTCTTGTATCAACTGACGGGTCTCTTCCAACTGACAACGAAAAGAAACAAGTAATGGCAGACATCAAAGCAATTGTGGATTTAGATGCAACACCAGATGAAAAGAAAATGTTGTTGATGGAAAAATTGTCACAGAAATATGGATTATCACTTGATATATTGCAACAACTGGGGGTTGTATGAAAAACACAGATGTCATAAAACGACTGAATGACCTGAAAAGGTTTGGTATAGTAGAGGAAGACAAACTCATCCCTGACCTTGACAGCAATATGGTGATAACTGGGACTAAAACCAGAAAGGTCAGGACTTTGGGCGATTTAGGTCTCATATCTAAATCACAAAACATATACAAGACAGGTGCTGATGTCACTCTCCCTCCTCCGAAATCTGGTGGAGGTGGTGTGACTGAAGGTGCTGATATGACTGGTAGTTGGGGCAAACCTAAATGATGTTCAATTCTACTCTTCTTGTCCAGGATAATAAACCTCTTGACATCCAGAAAGCAGACCTTGACTTGCTCAGCAAAATCAATGAGTTGAGTGAGGTTGCTGGAAAGGGTGAAAAGGGAGACACGGGTGATACTGGTCCTCAAGGTCCTCCTGGAGATCCTGGTGGACCAATTGGTCCTCAAGGTCCTGCAGGTCCAACGGGACCAACCGGTCCTCAAGGTCCAGAGGGTCTCCAAGGTCCTCAAGGTGAAGATTCAATAGTTCCTGGTCCACAAGGTCCACAAGGTGAGGTTGGTCCACAAGGAATACAAGGTGAAAAAGGTGATAAAGGAGATGATTCAATAGTTCCAGGACCACAAGGACCAGAAGGTCCAGAAGGACCCCAAGGAATACAAGGAATACAGGGTCCAGAAGGACCTCAAGGATTGCAAGGAATACAAGGGATACAGGGACCACAAGGTCCTCAAGGTGAAGATTCAACAGTTCCTGGTCCTCAAGGTCCACAAGGAATACAAGGAATACAAGGACCAGAAGGTCCAAAAGGTGAAGATTCAACAGTTCCTGGTCCTCAAGGTCCACAAGGAATACAAGGAATACAAGGTGAGAAAG